GGGTATGCACCGGGACGAGTTGGCTTGGTGTAGGTGATGGTAATATCAGTTCCGCCCTTGGGGTCGGTGATATCGCCATACTCTGGATCAAGAATGTAGCCAAGAAGCAGTTCGTATGCCTGCTTACCGTAGCCATAGACCTTGATGCCTTCAGACTCAAGACCGCGAACAACTACTGGTGAGAAGTAGCGAGTGCGAACAAAGAGAGACTTTGCAAGCTTCTTGGTCTCCTCATCGTTGCCCTCAGTACCATCACGCCAAAGCTGTGATGCAAAGTCGCAGATTGCACACTCTTCTCCGAAGTTACGCTTTGGGCACATAACACCAGCACGGTGCCCTTCGATGTTATAATGGAAGAAGATCTCCTTGAGAGGATCTCCGTCAGCAGTAGGGACAATACGAATATCAGTATCGCCCTCTTCTGGCTTGAACCATACACTGGTTCGGTCGCTCTTTCCTTCTCCACGAAGTGCGGCGAGCTTCTTCCGCATTAGTTCCATATTGATTCCCATGATAATCTCCTTGTGTTGGGCTATAGTATGATGAGCGTTCCTCACCATCTGAATGTAACACGCTCTCCAAGTCCTGTCAAGCGTATTTTTCTTGGGGTATGTCTGAGAGCTTCCCCTTGCTCATCTCTAATGTAACTTGACGATCATGTGATGTCAAGTGATAAACCTTGAATAAAATTTGTGTGTGCTACGCAGAATCCAAAATCGCTTTCGTAGGGTGACTCATAGATAGCATAAGTCACATTCTTGAATGCATTCCGGGGTTTGCTTTTGAGACTTTGGACTACCTTCGCATGAAGCTTGCCATCGTTCTCTAAACGTTCAGTTGCTATACATAAATAGTACGCTACATCACGATCTTCCTGCAAATTATAGTACCATTGCTCACTTAATTTGTCAACCGAAATGATGCCAACAGAGCGTATTTTCTGCACTTCGGAAGGCTTGGAAAGATTACCTACGAGTGGTTCAGTATGATCAAATACATTTAGATAATGAACAGCATAATAGATATTTTTGTTTATCATCTCAAAATATTTTTTTATTGGTATCTCACCTATTGTCTTCTCAATTGCTGGGTTAGAAAAGATTGTAAAACTGTTAAATAAACCAGACCTTGCATATTCCTGTAGAATACCGAAGATTGCTCGCTCTTGTAGTTTTACTTCTCCAATCAGCAGATCTACATCTGGCTTGATATAAAATATGTCTATCTTTCTGTCTCTTATCTGCTCTAATATTGCCAGTGTATAGTTTGCAGAGAATGATGACCCACAAAGGAACACCTGAACTCTGCTTTGTATTGCTTCTTTTGTTTTGTAAGAGGATAGTTTAGGTGCCTCTCCCTCACAATCCTCTGCTTTTACTACTCTTGGTAGTTTTCTCGTATACTTTGTGTTTTCTTGTCCTTCAGAGAACAAAAAACAATTATATTCCTTGTGACTCTCAAATAGAGATACCACATTACAGCCTGCTTCGCCTATGCCTATCAGCGAAATCATAGCTTTAACTCCTTCAACTTTCCGTAGTTCTTACCTGCCTTTACATTTGCCATAAATCTACCAAGTTTATTGTTCTCAAACACCTCCTTTAGTTCAGGTATAAGATATTTGTCCTCTTCCTTAATGTCAAGCACAATTTCATCATGTACGATGAAAGCAACCTTCGAGTCTGTGTCTTGAAGGACGCGATCAAGTTCTACAGCACGATCAATAGTAAGATCGGCAGTGGTGCTTTGAATAATATAGCTGAAGGCTCTGCGCTCATCAACAGGAATCTCCCGACCGAAGGTTGTTTTTACACGATTGCCATAGAAATAGTCACCAATAACACGGTCACGATTATAAACAGAGCCGTTGAGCGACATATCGTTATGATTATAGAACGACGAAAAAAAGCGAACTTTTGCTTCATCACGATCAATGGGGTGATCCCTGTAAAGGTGTCTCATGTTCCACAAGTGAATGTCTTCTTCGGGTTGCTCATGCCCCGAGAGCGACAAGAAAGTCCTGACTTCTGCTCCATTATAATCAAAAGACACAAACCAATCATTTGTAGGTTTAATCAGTTCACGAAACTTTGACTTCATAGTCAAGATCGGATTGCTTGTTCTCTTGGTCGTAAGACGCCCTGTGACGGTTCCAAAAAGATTATAGTCAACGTAGTGCGACTTATTTTTTACAAGCATTCTGATATCTTCTCGGTCGCTTGTAGTGGTCATTAGATGACGACACCCATCTACATTAATGTTCAGTTTCTGGTATCGAATCTTGTGAAGCAACTTGTAAGCACGATCAAGATGATGATAGTTTTGTGGTGGAGAGTGGGTCTCAAAGACATGTTCTGTGATCTTGTTTCTCATTTCACAAAACTGTAACAAGAAGTCACTTGGTACGAGATCAAAGAAGCAGTTATCTGTCAAGTTGATCTTAGCAATCTGAAACGATTTAAGATAAGCCTTGAAAGTTTTCTGTAATTCAGAAAGCTCTTCTTTTAGATCTGGTGGGCACACTTCTTCGAGTTTCTTACCACCACAATATAGCCAAGCATATCTGATATTGGGATCAGTTATGGAGCCTGTGTATTTCCATGTCTTGGTAAGTCCTGTTGGAATACTGTCAAAATTCAGCTTTCCATCAACATAGACACCAACACATTCTGATTTGTCATCAAGTGTTTGGAAGATCATCGGTCCTCGCGAAGTCTTTTCTGTCTTTCGTTAATGTAACTCAGGGAGCCGTCGCTGTCAAATGGTTGGTTGACAATATTTTCAAAATAATCTAAAGCATACGAAAGGTTTTTAATTTTATACAACTCAACTGTATCTTGAACTAGCTTTGTTTTCTGTCCTTGAAACAAATTTTTATCTTCTTCTTTCATTCTCATTTTCAAATATAATCTTAATAGTCTTTCTTCTGATATTATTTTATCGAATTGTTGAATTGTGAGTTGTGGAACTTCAACGTATCTTGTTCTCTGAATACCATTACAATCATAAGATTCAGAATAAGTGCTTGCATTTTGATTATATAAATTTAATATATAAAACTTTAATTTATTAAAAAATATTAAGTCTGTTCTACCATAAGCATCATTTAGTATCTGATTTGTATTTAAAAGACGATAATTTCTACTGTATTCAAGACACTCATTTGTTCCAATATCAGCCACCAGTCTCCAAGGTATTAATTTATCTATCATGAATCCATAAGATCGGCAAGCATTTAAATAAAATTCCCAATTTGGACTGTTTATAAATTCTTGTATCTTCGCATTATCATTAAAATAACTAGAATCTGCTATTTCGATTGTTAGTCCAGACACAGAGATCGGGCAAAATCTACTCTTGACAAATCCTGAGAACGTAATAGGATACAGTTTGAGAGATTCTTCCACTAATGCCTCAAACTTGATCATAAACTCTTGCAAGGTTTTATATCTTGAAAGCTTTAGTTGCCTTGAAAAAGCATTCAACTGTGCTTGTAAGAAAGATCCATGTAACTCTATAGGATTTTCATAGCCTTTATATACTTTAAGAGAGCTTAAAAAAGGATCGTTTGGATTTATTTTCCCAGTTGCTGCACATTTATCAAACTGTATAGATAGTCTATTGAACATATCAACAACAAAATTGATAGCTTGTGGAGGAGTTCCTTGAGAGTTAATTGGATTGAAGGTCTTTAGTTTAACAAAATTATTATTAAAATAAATTGGTTTAAATTTTCTTGTAACTCTGCCATATAGAAATTTTTCTCCAAAGTTAAAATCAACTAAATTAGTATAATTTTCGTTACGAGATTCAAAATCATATATAACTCTTTTATTAAAAATTGTAAGTGTTGTTTCGTTTTCTTCTTCAACGTATAATTCAGACATTTTAGCTCCTCACACTACATTTTTTAGCAGTCACACCACCATCACCAACGGAACTATTAGAAACCCTATCTAGCTCGCCCTCACCAGTATCTAGAGATTGAACCCATTTTGCCTTAAAGCTTGTATCCATCACCCCTGAAGAAAATTCATGTGTGGATTCTATTATCATGTAATATCCACCAATGCCCAAATCAGTAAGATCGAACTTGTCCAAATCTATATCTCTACTGCCCAAACTAGGTGAAAATCCTCTTGGTTCAACATAGATGTAAGTTCCGGGGTATGTTTGCAAGTTGGCAAATGTATTAATACTGACATCATAAATTTCTCTAAGCTGCCTCAATCCATCATATCCTTCTTGCTCAAATCTTACCATTTTTAGTGAAGCAGGAGAATCTGTTTTATCTAGCTTAATTTCCTTAACAATACCTTTATCTCTACCGAGTAAATAATGAAATATACCATTACCGTGATCTGTTGCTCTGTTGCCTTGCATGAGTTCTTTCGGCTGGACACGCCCTGCATAAAATACAAAAAAGTGAAATTCTTTTTCGGCAGACTTGCGTGGAATGTCTAAATCTCTGTATCCACCTGTAGACAAATATGGCTGTCGCAAATTATTATTATTAAGGTTTAGGCGAGATAAGCCGTTGTTACCAAGATAATTTGTAATTGAATCGTTATCTGGAGTCTCAGAGTAACTTGTTATAACATTTTGAAACATTCTAACTCTTTGTTTAATGTTAAAACTATAACAACTATCATCATTTAAAAAGTTAGTAATAAAATCATTCATCAAATCATTTAAAAAAGTAGTTAAACTGTAAGAAGGCTCTTCTTTTGCTAAAACTTTGCTTGTAAGCCACTCATTAAAGTAGTCTAATGCAATAGGAACATCTGCAAAACTTATTTCTTTAGATTTTTGCCCATCTTTGTGATCAATAATCTCAAGTGGTCCTAAAGCAAATCTAAATTTTTTAAATTGTAAAATAGAATTTGAAATAATCTTTTTTTCTTTTTCCAATAATTCTTTATCAATTTCTAAATCAAGATATTTTTCACTAATGTCTAGAGATTGTAGATTTTCTGGAATTTTTTGTAATAATAGATCAACCAAGTCTCCAAGATAAAAGAAAGCATAATTTTTGCTTTCTATACCAGAAATTAAAAATGAGTTTTGTAAATCTTTTTTAGCGCCCTTGGATTCTGCATATTTTCGATTAAAAGTTTCTTCAAGGTTTTTTGATATTTCTTCAACTTTATCTCCAGTCTTATTTAGACTGATAGAACTTCGTATATCGTTTAAGTCATAAAATGATCCATTACGAACTAGTTTTATAAATTCATCTTTGGTTAAGTTAAGATAATAAATTAAATTATTTTTTAAAAGTTGATTTGTTAAAAATTTTAAACTTTTTAATTTGTCAGCTTTTACATTTTCAGCATCTTTTTTCAAAAACTCATTCAATGATTTTGTTTCTTCGTCAGTAGAACATCTTTTTTTCTGCGATAATATACCTAATTTTCTTTGAATTATTCTGTTGCTTACTTCTGTATCTGCAAAAATATTCATTCTTGCTTGGTCAAAATATTCCTCTATGTATGCAAGATATTCAATAGAAAAAGTAACTGCCCCGGTATCATCAAAGTCAAAAGTGTGTGTTACTGGGGTTAAATTTACTGTTGCAAAATTATTTCTAACACCATTTATAATACTAGAAAAATTAGCTGTCGTTTTTCCTCTTGGAATTGAAAGTCCAACGCAGGCTTTTATTCTAAAATTTAAATCTGACTTATCATATTTTTCTTCTATTGCAGATCCAGTCCTTAAAGCAAGATCAATGTACCTAAGTCCGTCTCTATTTTTTAACAACTCATCAAAGTTATTTGCTTTAATTACAAGGCTGGCTTTTATACTTTTTTTAATAGCAAACGGGTTACTGCCGTGAAAAGTAAAACTAAACTTT